AGATTTGTATGGAAACGTTATTGGTCTCGTTGGAAGGAGCTTGCTGGCCGATGAAGAGCGCAAGCAATTGACGGTTCAAGCAAAATACAAAAACACATCATTTTCCAAGGGAAATCATATGTTTGGATTGTTTGAGGCAAAGCAATCTATTTTGGAAAATGATATGGTTTATGTGGTTGAGGGGCAGTTTGACGTTATTAAGTGTTTTGAGAGGGGAATAAAAAACGTCGTTGCCATTGGGTCTTCCAACCTAACGTTTCATCAGCTATCTTTGCTGTGCCGATATACAAAAAACATATGTCTTTTACTGGATAATGATGAGGCGGGCGATTCCGGAAGAAAGAAGATATACGATAAATATTCTCAATATGCGAATATAATTAATAAATTTAGGATTCCTAAAGGATATAAAGATATTGACGAATATCTAAAGGAGAACTCTTTCGATCAATTAAATGCTCTCTTTTAGCTTGCCCGGAGTTTTTTATGGATCGCCGCAAAAACAGAAGCGATAAGTACCAGTGGGTGCTATTAGAGACAGTTTGCAGTAACGAAATGATGGAGGCTTTTGGAAATGAGGATAGCATTTCTAGCAGGTTAAATCCTTTCGGTTACGACGAAGAGTTGTTGGATTTAGAAGACCAGCTCAAAAAAGAGTTTTGGAGAGTTGTCGATACTCTACTGACCAGTAGGCAAAAGGAAGTTATTCGCCTGTATGCGGAAGGCTACACTCAAATGGAGATAGCCAAAATGCTTAATGTAAACCAAAGCTCGATTACAAAGTCGTTAAACGGCAACGTTGACTACAAAAACGGTAAAAGAGTTTACGGTGGCGCTCGCAAAAAAATAAAGAAAATCATAGAAAATGATGAAAAAATCATTGAAATTCTAAGAAAAATGCAAGCCATAAGAGAAGAAAAGTGGTGATTTTGCGGTTTCTAACCACCTCCCAAAGCTAGAAAAATAGCAATATATTTGCATTGTTGTGCTATTTAACATTTCGTGAAGTCCATAATTTGGAGATTTAATGTCTAAGTTCTCTGTAGATTTTAAGAAGCTAGAAGATAAGGTTTTAAACAGAGTCTATAAATACGCCGATGTCAAAGACCGCTTAGAGGTTGTTGCATTTGACATTGTTCGATTTAAGGATGGCGATAAGGGCTCTGCTTTGTGGCAAATTCAAAGTGCGGATGATGGCGATTACATCGTTACTCTTTACGATGAACCCGAAGAGCAAACCAAGACAGCCTCTCGAAATCCATGGGAAGTTTCTTTTTCAAAAATATCAAATTCTTTGAATATATTTTATAAAGGCGATCCAATTTGCAAGGTTTCCGCAAAAAAGCTCGGTATTCCCGATTCGGAGCTTAACTTTGTTGAAAGGTTTTTGCCGAAAAAATTAGCTTCAAATGAAAAGTTAGTTAAGGCTCTTTTGCTTGAGCTTTCTGATTCGGCTAAAAATGAAGTATTAAGCAAATATCCTGAATTGCTTTAGTTTCTGACGGGTAACAAATGAGCTCAAATAAATTAAATGAAATAATCGCTTCGGTTGCAAAGGGTTTAGAAAACAACGAAAAGCTGGTGACCACTATCTTGGCTGCAAAGTTAAACAAGATAGCCGAAGCCGATCCGCACGATCAAACCGTGGGCTCAGTTGCCAGAGTATTAAACAAGATGTCTGACAATAAGAGGGTCTTTATGTCAAAGGCCGAATTCAGAGATCTTTATAATAAGTTTTATACGAGAAATACCAAGTTCGCCGAATACATGCGAGAAGAGCTTGGAAATGCGGTTGATCTGGTTGCTCCGACGTATGCCCCAAAGCAAGAAAAGCCGATCGCGGATACGTTTGAGCTAGTTGCAGATCCTGTTTTGTCAAACGCCTTGGCATCGGCATTCGAAAAAAATGCCTCTATCAAAGTTTATTCAAAAAAGAACGCTGAAACCGCCAAAGACTATGTAAGAAAGGATTTGGAAAGATGGAATGTAAAGGCCTCTAGAGTAGAGGTTGATGCTGGAAATGAGCACTTCATTGTTGTTAAGGCCGATTATGATACCCCAAAGGGCATTACCAGTGTTCTTGTTCCAGTTGAAGTGTCAAACGATACCGTCATGGAGCCATCTTTGTTTATGGCCAATGCCGGTCCAAAAGAGCTAAACAATTCAAACATCAAGGAATATGTTAAGTCTCACGCTGGCGTTAAACTAAAGGTTCGCAGCGAAGATATTGTTCACATCCTTACCAAGAATGCGTTTCCAGAAGAAGTCGTTAGCGATGCCGAGCTTGCATTTACCAAGCTAAATGCTTCCAAGGAAGTTGGCGGTGATTTTGGCTCTGTTCTTGGATTGAACCTAGAAGCCAAGTCACGAAACTCTGAAATCAGCATTCCAAAGCTATCTGAATCGGATTCTTTTGCTGCCAAATTGGGCGAATCTCTTGCGCTTATTAATCTAAAGTTTGGCAAAGACAAGGTTGACCTTGGTCGCAATGTCATTAAGCGATTTATGAATGATTTTGGCTATAAGAACGCTCAAATTAATGTTCTTGGAGCTGACGGTTCAAGTGTGTTTTACGGCGTTTCAATTGATGACCGTAAAACCTCATTTAAGGTTCCCGTAAAGATTGAAAGCAATAAGGTTTTGCCTCCAGAAGTTTTGATTTGCTCCGGTTCTGTTGCAGAATTTAAAAAGTCAAGCATTCAGGATTTGGTATTGCAAAATCAAACGGACTTTAAAGTCGCCGCTGCTTCTTCGCCGCAATATGGCCTAAAGCCAAGCGAATTGATTGAAAACGTTAAGCTTGCCGTTCTTGAAGGCAATTTGTCAAAGGCCGAAGACGCCCTTAATGTCATCAAAGACTCTGGCGACAACGAAGCTTATGTCATTGCTTTTAATGAATATATAAGCGGACTAAATTCTTCTAAAAAAGTTGCCAACGATGGTTGTGGATGCAGCATGATTGTCAAGAGTGCATCAAGTCAGCATGCAATTTGCGGCCACACAAACCTACCTTTGCATAAGGTATATCAAGATGAGCATGGTAACTGCTTGCCGAAGTATAGAAAGAACATGGAGGCAAATTACGAAGGCGCCTTCTTTATGAATTCCAAGATTTTCGGATAAGGCCTAGGAAATTAAGATGTTTTTATTAAGAGTCGCGAAATACTTTGAAAAAAAGTACAACTTATTTTCTTATGCGGGCAAAGATGTTTCAAATCTTAACATTGAAGCTATGCTTGGTCTTCTTAGCAATCTAATTAGAGACATTGAAAAAACAGATTTTAATGAAGATGTTCTAAGGAAGACTGATAGAGAAATTAGGGCGAGTAATTCCGTTTCAGACGAAAACGTTAAGGCCATAGAGGGTATCTATAATAAATATAGATTGATTAAAAATATCATTGGTGAAATTGATTCGTCCGAAATACCAGAAATAAATAAAATTTGGCACAGAACATTTACGGCCGCATCCGGTGGCACTGTTCCTGGAAAGGGGAAACTGCTAACTGTCGAGCAAAAAATAGGCGAGATAGCTGATAAATTGAGCCTTTGCTTAAGTAGCGTCAAAGAAAATAACCTGTCTTCTTTTAAGAGAATATTTGAAGATTTTTTTAGTGATTCTAGGTCGCGAAAGACTGTAATCGGTCAAGTATCTTCTATTATAGACCAATTCATAAAAGATGAGCGGATGACGCATTCTCATTTCGAGGAGTGGGTTGGCGATTCAGATTCAGATATACCTCAAGATACCGGAAATAATACCGATTCTGATTCAGATTCAGAGCCCGATCCTGAGGGTACATCGGATGCCAATGGCGTTCGAGATGATACGCTAACATTAAATTACAATGGCGCTCCTTTTCTAACAATATTTTTCCCATCTAAAAATACAAAAAAATCATTCATGCAGGGATTTCCAAAAGATCCCCCAATGAGCGAAGAGCTGGCTGATTTTTTTGGGAAAAACGCAAAAATAAGAGCGGATGTTATCTACAACATTGGTTTCAATAAGCGCAATCCAAAGCAGATGGAGAAATATCTTAAAGAATTGGAAAAGCGATACGGAATAAATTACGACGACCTAAAAACCTACGTGGACCTCAAGAGAGATGATATGAGGTTTGGTCGCGTAAACCTGACTAGGACAAAAAAGGTCGATGGCGAAAAAGATTATCTTTCAAAGGATTTGATAGACGCCGAAGAAATAAAGGGCCTGGTAGATAAGTGCATCTCTGAAATACACCAATATATAGATGGCTGGGAGAAAGTCACTGGTGGCAGAGTAAAAAATAACCATGCACTCATGAATGTCATGAGGATTATTTCTACTTTTCAGAAAAGTATAGATAGTTCAAGTTCTGGGCTGGTGTCGCTCGGCCTTGTATATAAATATCTCTATAAGATTTTGTCTAAAGTAATTTTTACTTTAAAAGACAGAGATAAAGTCATTAACGAAGATTTTTCAAGTGGCTTTGCGGATAAAATATATTCAATGGAAAGGGTTCTGCACTCTCGATGCAAAGACGTGGCCTCACACTATGTGATGGAGGGTGGCGGTGAAGATAGCGCTGTGCAAAAATCTATGGCCAGGGGCGTAGTTGTTTGGCATGACCCGGATACAATTCGCTATAGAAAAGAAGGCGGATTGCTTGCCGGAGACGTAAAGGGATTGGCGAAAAAAGAAAGAAAACCAAGTGAAAACAAAGAAAGCCTAAGATGGACTGAGATAGATGCAAAAGATCCGGCCAGAGTACATTTTCTGGGAAATCAGCGACGTTACAATAAATCAAGAGAACAGATAGAAAAAGATAGAGATGGCGACTTTGAGGCAGATCAAGATCTCACGCATATTGGAAATGAGCTATTAAAACATCAAGTATCACAGGAAGAGTTTGAGAGATATAAGCATATAAAACATCCTGTTCAAGTCACTTTAGTTGATTATATTGGGCAGCTGCTTGACAAGGGACAGCGATATCTGGCTGTGACAAAGAACAACTTCCATACCAGCATGATACCGTCTTTACAGTTGGCGCTAGAGCCGTATGTTAAAGATTCTGGCCCAATAACAGAGTCGGATCAAAAAAAGCTATTCCTTGAAGGAATGCCAAAGGGAAGTGCATACGAGCCAGGATCGTATGGATTTGAGCTAGCCAGGCAGATGAAGGGCTATAATCAAATTCTTGCCGAAGTGTGCAGCGAAACTAAGCCATCTATCTCCAAAGAAGAGATAATGCGTGCCGATAAACGATATACAAAATACGAGTGGGGAGTTGTTTTGCCTAAAGTCGAAGAGCGAATGCGCGACATGTACTCCAAAATAACTAATTTGGCGGAAGAAAGAAGCATGATGCGCGATGATCTTGCTTGGATAAAGAAAAAACAACAATTGGAAAATTCCGATAACAAAGATGACAAGGACCAATAAGAGGGAGTAATGAGAATCTCTGAAATGCTAACTGCAATTGCTTCATGGCTAGAAAACCCCGATAACGAAGCTATTTTACTATCGGAATACGATGATGCTTCTATGGAAATTACTACCAAAGCATGCATTGAGGCTGCCGCTGCATTGCGCAAGGGAGCTCATCAGGTAGAGGCCGCAGAACCTCATCAAGACTCTTCTTTGACTCCGGAATCTATCGAAGAAATTGCGGAAATTGCAAACGCATTCGACCAGTCAGAAGACAGCAATCTAAAAAGAACAGCTTCTGTTTTGGATGAAATTTTGTTGACCATCGGCTCAAATCCTTCTGCTCTAAAAAATATGAAGATCGCAGAGGAAGAGCGCATTGATGCTTTAAAAAAAAAGTATGAAGAGCTAAAAAAGGAGCCTGAAGCGCAGAAAATAGCTGACGCCGCAAAAGCAATTCAGTCCAGCCCATATCACGAAAAATCTCGGATTATGGAGCATCCATTGAGCACAAGGTATTGTCCAGACCATGCTGGCGTACCCGTCATAAGAGTTGGAGATGCTCTTTGGCAGTGCAGCTTGGATAAGAAAATTTACGACTATGCTAACGGCTACACCGATCTTAAGGGCAATAAGATTCCTGGCGGAGACGTTGGAAATCAGGGTGGAGTTGATATGTCCGATGCGCATTCTGCCTTTGATACAAGAGAAGGTAGGTTGGGCAACAGCTAAACTTCGCCTTAATCAAGATGAGTAAGCAACTTGTTGAAAAAATACTAGAGCATCCAGATAAGGATGAGATTATCGCAAAGCTCGTTTTAGGCATTTCACCAAAAGACGTTAACGAGTGGCTTTCCGATAAGTATTCGGCAATAAACGGCTCAAAATTTACATTATCTGAAAGTTCTTTAAAGGCATTCAAAGACAAGTATTTAGATATTTATAATACAATAAGAGAAGATCTCTTAAAAACTCAGCAAATGATAAAGTCAAATGTTGAGGAAGATCTTAGCCTTGCCATCAAGAATAACGCCACATATCGAAATATACTTGTAAAAACAGCCGAAAACGAACTCGATATAAAAAGAATGCTTGCAAACATGATTATTGCAATTGAGACGCGAGCTGCTCAAATTTTTGACGAAATACAGTCTGACCCAAAAAACATCAATACAAGACACGACCGTATTTTGATTGAGTATTTTGACTCTTTGGGCGCGGCAATAGAAAAGCACGCCAAATACGTGCTAAATACGCCAGATCAAGTCATTCAGCACAATGTTACGGTTCAGCATATAGACCAGCATGTTCATGTATTGCAAGACGCTATTCGAGAAACTTTGGCCGATATGGATGTGGGAACTTCATTAAAGTTTCTTGAGATATTCAATGAGAAAATGTCCAGACTAAAGCCACCGGCAGAACAAAAGGTTCTTCCGACAGAAGTCAGATTAAATGAAGTTAAATTGCTTAACGAAGAAATAAGCAAAAAATTAGCTGATTGATTGTTTTTGAAAGCTGCCAAAAAACAAGCATATATATTGATTTAGAGTTTAATTTTCTTGGGATAAGAAAGGCATGCATTCAAAAAAAGCGTATCCAAATTACGATGAAAGTATAAATTTTATTAATCCGAGAGATACTCAAAAATGGGTTGGCATTGCGACCGAAATATACTCCAAAGTGCATGCTGGTATGACTAGAAGTCAAGCCATAGAAGAGGCAACATCGGGTCTAGATAAAATGGAAAAAATTGACTTTTTAAATTGGCTAAAATTTTACGAAGAAAACTCGCATAAAAAGTATGAGTTTAAAAGGGCCACTGCCCAAAACTATTATATGAGCGACGATGGTATTTTTCTTCCGACTGGACCAGTGTCATATAGCGAGCCTCAAGTAACTCAAGATACCCACGGCGCCGTTGACAGCGCAATTGGCGAAGATACCAATGTCAAGACAATCGAAGAAGCAAAAAAGCGACAAATTCAAGATCATAAAAACAAGATCTTGAGTAGGCTCAATGCCGCTGAAAGGCTGGTGTCTTCTGGATTGACAAAAGATCTTTTGGGAAATGAGTTTTCTGATGTTTTGCAGTCTTTAATGAATATAAAGCTGCAGGTATTGAATACAAAGATAGCTTCATGTTCAAATAAGACCTATCAAGACTTAATCGTTAGGCAGGCCAACATGCTTAACATGCGCGGCCTATCAAAGTCATCTGAGGTATTATTGAAGATTGCAGATGCGTTACCGCCACCCCCCGAACCACCAGCCCCAACAGATAACAAGGGTCTTCCTGGCGTAATGACAACGAACCCGATTCCAGCTCCACAGATATCGGAAGAGGGTGCCGTTAATGCCGAAGGTGTTGACGCAATTGAAAATTTTATGGGCCGCATGGATGGGACCATCAGTGACATTACCAGTGACATTATGCCAGTTTCTGACGGTCTAGATGAGCCAGCTGGTGCTATGGAAGAAGGTAAAGAAAAGTTAGGCGATAGCGGTATCTTAGATTGTTTCGAGGAAGAGCGGGATAATGACTACGCCGATGATTTTTATACCAATGACGATATTCTTCTTGTAGATGAAGATGGTGCCGATGAGTCCGGCTACAGCTATGAAGATTATGAACCATCAATGTTTGTTAAGGCTCAAGATGCAACGCAAGCTGGCAATTTATCTGCTTCACCAGCCGGTGCAGCGCCACCGGCGTACGCTTCCCCTTCAGCTGCCGCGGCGCCAGCCAGACCAACGAATGAATCAATAGATTCGAACACGCCAGCAGAAATAAGCGTAAGCGAAGATGATGGGGAGTCAAAAGAAAACTTTGATTCTTATATCGACAAGGCATTTGAAAATCTAAGCGTTACGGATATCGTAAATAAGCTAAACGATCTTACAAAGATATTTAAAACCAGAGAAATTCCAAGACAATTATCTACAATCGACATGATGTTAGATCACCTTGGATTGAGCACTTACTTCCCCTCTTTGGCAGAGGCTACAAATAAATCTCTAGAGTCAAATCAGTATATTCTTAGCAGAATTGAGGATATCGCATCAAGGCTCCAGGGCTCTTTGGAATCAAAAGAAATTGACCTTTCTCAAGCGACAAAGTCTCCTAGCACAGACCCGGAAACCATGAAAGTAAAGAATGATTTGGAGCAAAAGAGCGAAAAAGAAAAAGAAAGAAAGCGTCTAAAGAAGGAAATGGAAGATAAGTCTTTGGATGAATCCGGAGAGGCTAAGGAAAAGCCCGAAATAGAAGTTCAGGAAGATATGGCTGGCCCAATAAATACAACAAACGAAATGCCGAAAGCGGCACCGGCACGGCCAGTGGCAGCTCCGGCAGCTTCACCCGTCGCCAAACCGGCTTAAAAAATGAAATTAAGAGAGCTTCTTGCACTGATTGAAGAAACGTCTATAGAGCACAAAACATCAAGGCCCTATATATGCGGCGGTGCGCCAAGAGATAGGTTTATGAATAGGCTGGATAGCCTAAATGACATTGATATCACGACCGGAGATGCGACTGTATTTAAGTTGGCAAAAGAAGTTTTTCTAAAGCTAAAGAAAAAATACAAAGTGTATTACAAAGTAGCAAAAGATGGCCACGCGTCAATTTATATTGGTTCCGGAAAAGTTGACTTTTCATCAAATTTCAATTGCCCAAACATAGATGGCTATTTGAAAGAAAAGAACATCGCATTCCCTACGGATATGCAAAAAGAATTGTTTAGCAGAGATTTTACGTGCAATTCATTGCTAATGACGTTCGATCTAAAAAATATCATAGATCCTACCAAGCGAGGATTCGAAGACATTAAAAATAAAATAATAAGATCGAATTTGGCGCCCGAAATAACCTTAACTGCAAACAAAAACAGGGTAATAAGAGCGCTTTATTTAGCTGCAAAACTTGATTTTATTATAGATGATGAAATCGTAAACTGGGTAAGCAAAAATCAATACTCACTAAAAATCTCTACAGAAAACGCTCTTTTAGAAAAGCTCAATAAAGCAATGTCATTTAGCCCAAAGAAAACCGTTCATTACATAGATAAGATGGACCTATGGGATCAAATGCCGATAACAAAAGAATTATATCCGTACTATAAGGTCAGGTCAATCAAGCGCAAATTCTAATATTTTTGCATATTAACGCTATATATAAATATAGTATTTTCAGAGGAATCCATGAATTTAAGATCGATGGCGCAAGTTTTGGGGGAATTGGTGGTTAACGAAATTCCTGAGAGCAACGATGAAGGTCAGTCTGGCGCTGATGGTGCTGTTGTTTTTTATTCAGAAAAGCCATCAAAAGATGTTGTTATGAAAATGCACGATGATGAAAAAATCGTTGCTGATGTTCCGGAAGTTCAAGAAGAAAATGTTCATGCCTATTCGGATGAAGAAGCTGAGCAAGATTCAAGCATTATCTTATTAAATCCCGATGAAGACGTTGACGTTAGAATTGATATTGTTCTTGGTGATTTGCCTGGCGTAGATGTGCTTGATGAAGAAAGAGAAAAAGAACTTGAAGTTGTAGAGACTGAAGAAGCGGAGGAAAACGAATCTTCCGAAGACTCAGAAAAGGCGAAAAAGCAAAAGAAGTGGGATTGGGAGTCTAGGGGCCTAGAAAACTTTATTGCTTGGGTCAAAGAGAGAGTCTCCGATGTTCCAAAACACTCTGGGTATGACGCCGCTGGCGTAGATAGAGCAATTTCTTATTTGGAAAAGCTTGATTCAGAAATCTCAAGAGCAATGAGGTTCGATTTCGATGGGTTAATTGACGCAAATCAAATTGAAGAGATTCGCAAAAGCATTGAAGATGGCGTTGCCAAGCTAAGCGACAGATTTGAAAAGATTAGTAAGAAGAACAAGAAGAAAAAGAAAAGAGCAGATGAAGAATATTTGCTTGTAAAAGAGGGCCAAAAGGTTCCTGGCATTCAGGGGATTGTTGTTACGGTTCCACTTCTTATTTCAACAATAGCCCGAACCTGCATAAACGGTTACGTTTCTGCCGGTCATGATATTGAATATATTTTTGAAGAGCAGTGCAAGAAATTTAAGCTAACAGATCGTGAAAAAATCGAAACCATTCAGCTTATGTCTGATATGGGTTATCCATTAAGAAGAGATCGCGGCTTTATGCTCGATGAGGACGTTGATACGAGGTCTTCTGATAATTTTGATTGGGCAGCGCAATACACTGGATAAGGGTGATTCTTGACATCTTCTAAAAAAAGACAACTGCCATCTATCGTGAAGCAATCTGATTGGCGTTCAGCAAAGTCAGAATCTAGCCTTATAGATGACTTTCAAAAGAATTTAGAGAAGCTATCGGTCCAGCCTTATAAATCAGAGGAAGAAAGTATTTACAATCAAATTTCCTCTATTATGGGAAACAAGCCTAGATTTAATAGCGTTCAGGCTGCTGTTCGAGATATGCAGAATCGCAGTGGCTTAACTGATTACCTGAAAAAGTTAAATTCACAAAATCAGAGCGATTCAAAAAAGACAGCATCCGAAGATAACCAAAATGTGAATGCCGATAGCATTCTTAAAAATCAATCAATTAAATCCACGATTGATAATATCATTAGCGATAATCATGGTGTAATGGACATATCGCAAGTTTTAAGTAGGGCCAAAGAAATTCATGGCACCGAAGTTAGCGATAATGCCATGTGGGATCAACGAGAGCTGCTTGAATACATTAAGAAAAAGTCCGATGAATGTAGGCGTGACAGCAGTCAAGCAAACGACTCTAACCTTGGAAGAAGACCAAGCGGCAAAGACATTCTTGACACCGCGGATCCTTCCAACACAGATGCCTTTCATTCTTTAAATCCAGCCATTAGCGGCAAATAATATAGCGCCACCCTCACCACATGACGATAGATAAAGACCTTTTCAACAAGCTTAAAGATCAGCTTTTGATGCTCGATCCGGTAGCATTCGTTGAAAAGTATCTAACTCTAGATGGCAAGCCGTTTAAACTAAACGGAAGCGGGTACAGGCCGTTTGGCGATATCTATCGGTACATTGGCGTAAAGGCACTGGAACCCACTTCAAAGCCTGTTATTATGGTAAAGGGTCGTCAGGTCGGTGGTACTACGATGGCTGGCGCCCTGGAAATGTATTTTATGGGATCCAATATTTTTGGGGTCGGAAACAAGCCTCCCATAAGAATCATGCACGCGTTTCCACAACTTGAGTTGGCAGCGGCCTATTCAAAGACAAAACTAAACCCGATGATTTCCTCTTCCGTAATTGATGATTCAGAGGGAATGAAGCAAAAGCCTAAGTCTTATATGCAAAAGATGCTGGATCAAAGTAGCTCAACTCCAGACTCTCTTAGCTTTAAGCAATTTATTAATGGAAATCATATTTGGGTAGACTCCACGGGCCTTGATGCAGATAGAATCCGCGGTAGAACCCTTGATGTTATTTTCTTTGATGAAGTGCAGGATACGCCCGGCATAGCGATTACAAACGCAACAAAGACATTATCCAAGTCACAGTATGGGTCTGTAGGAAATGGCGTTCAGGTGTATTTCGGGACCCCAAAAAAGAAGGGCTCAGACTTTTACAAAATGTGGGAAGTATCGAATCAACAATACTACCATCTTGGATGCGAAAAGTGCCGCAAACACTTTCCTCTGTATACGCCGGGAAGCGATGAATGGGAAAGAATATGGCTTCATGGATTTATCGTAAAGTGCACCCATTGCGGCCACGAGCAAGATAAAAGACAAGCAGCTGAGCGTGGCAAGTGGGTTCCATTGAGAGATGAAAAGGACTGTATGATGATTGGTTTTCATATCAATCAGCTATACATACCTGAGTTTACAAAAGAGAAGATAATGTCGGAAAAGCCCGGAGTTCATCCAGTAAACACCGAACGAGATTATCAGAATGAGGTTCTTGGAGAATTTTTCCAGGGTGATTCTAGTCCTATTACGGTTGAGGATATACGCGAACACTGCGCTGATTTTGAAAGAAAAATGAGGGCAAGAATATCTCCAGAAGAAGAGCAGGTGGTTTTTCTTGGAGTTGACTACGGTGCCCGCTCTGACTTAGAACAATTAGCAAATCCAAACAAAAATAAAGCTCAGGGCCAATCTTATAGCACGGCGGTTGTTTTATCGGTAAAAGGACCAAATCTTCTTTCAATAGAGTTTGCTACGAAATTTAAAAGAAACGATATTGAAAGCAAGAAGGGAATTATTGATGCCATCATGCGCCAGTATAACATTAAGCTGGCCATCGGTGACATTGGTTACTCAAACGATTTTTCTGAAATTATGCACAACGCTTACGGCGACAAATACCTTGTATCCAGAGCTCACAACAAAGTTAATGACAAAGTAAAATTCAACAAAGATGCTTTTCCAAAAGAATTGGTTTTTGAGCGCGATTTTTATATTGGCGAGCTATTTGAACTTATGAAGAAGGGGCAAGTAAGATTTCCATATGGAGATTACGAAAAGATTGCTTGGCTTGTGGCGCATTGTGCGAGTATGGATATTAAACCATCTTTGTCTAAGTATGGAGATCCAACGATTCACTATGTGAAGGGGTCTTCACCAAATGACGGTTTCATGGCCCTTCTGAATGCTTATTTGGCGTACAAGTTTACTATAACAAATGGGTTCTCTACGAACAATCCGCTTTTAATGAACAAAGATCCCGGCAAAGAAAATAAGCCACTAGCGATAACTGGCGTTATCACCAGAAGAATGTGATTTAGGACCGACTATTAATTATCGGTTAAAATTCCATACCTTGATACCTTCTTGTTTTTTGTCGCCAGCACCCGAATTCGTATTGCCATGACCCATGGAGTCAAGTAGGTAGTTGGCGGAATCAACGGCATATGAAATCATCCATTGAATTATTTTTGTAGAAACACTTACGACGATGTGCTCGGACGTTTTGTATTTTTCAACGTCGTCATGGCTAAATTCTTGCGCCAAGCAAATTTTAGCCATTCTAACGGATGAGCTTGAAAGTGCGCTTGATTTGGTGAACATCGCGAAAATCATTTTGAATGAAGAGTCTGTGGGGTCCGTGGGGGCCCTAGAAGAAACGGAAGAATTTACAAAGTCTTCTATTTTTGATTGTGATATTCCGCCAGAAGATTTAATTTCTGAAATTACTTTATTTACAGAATCTTTATACGCAGACACAACATCGAAGCCAAAAAACTTAGCTATTTTCTTGAAAATTCTAAGCGATGTAACGCTGTCAAAAAGATTGTTGGAGTTTAACTCGCTCTCCAGATCGTTAAGCTTATTATTTGAAGATTTTAACGCAGATACGATGCCAGACATCGCACTCATTACTGTTTCTTTTGAAACGTCCGTATCTGAGCCCGCATATTTTCTCAAGCCGCAAGAAAACAAAATACTGTCTATTAATTGAGCTTGTTTTTTTAGTGTTAAATTGACTTTTTTCATAAATTTATCTTCTGAGATCGTAGCTTGAATCTTGGCCCCAAGCTCTAATTTGATCTATAAACCTGTCACAATATTGTTTTTGCTGTTCGATTTGGCTTGCAGCGGCGCTACGAAGAGTCATGTCGATTTTCAGCGCGCCCGAACGAACATACATACTCATATCCGATAGGTATGCCTTTGTTGAATTCATTATATCTGACAGCACAGCAAGGTATCTCTCTATCCTTTTTTCTCTTCCGCCCGTCGCATGCTCAATTGAGCCCCTAATATTATTGTAATTGTTATTTATATTAAGTTCAGATATATTTCCATACATCGAGGCATATTCTTTAATATCAGAAGAAAGCGCTTGTATATTCGTGTTATATCTTGTTTTTCCAAGATATGATCCCATTTGATCGGCAATAGCTTCTCCGACTTGGTATCTAAATATATTTCCATTTTCTTTTGGATCGAATGGAAGAGTTGAGATTAGTGTGTTTACAAAATCTCTTGAAAATTGTTCCGTATATTGTTCTTGGTTTTGCTGGCCCTGATTTTGCTGAGTACGCTGATTCTGCTGATTTTCATTTATGGCTGGCATTGAGCTTGCCAGGCTATCGGCGCACTTAACGTACTTATCGTACAGGGCACGCTCATTTTGTCCAGATCGCTCTAGAAGAGATCTAGATCTTTTCTGCAAAAAATTCACCAGTATAGATTTCATCTTTTGCGTTTGATGGGGGTCCCCATCCCATGTTAGCTCTCTTTTTTGAGGATCTTTTTCGTTATCGTCTATGAAAACCAAAATGTTTTTGTTCTTTATTATCCAAGACGTAAGAGATGCGTCATCTTTTAGGTCCCCAACACAAATCATTGTTTTCCCAGTAACCATAGGAACCGTATCTTCACTTATCGCTTTAGTTATCGTGCTATCTAAAACGGTGTCATCATTAAATAACTTATCGTCTTTAGACTTTTCAACACTAAACTTAGTGTCTCCGCCGAACATATTGTTCGATGGATCTGGGTTTCGTATGTAGTTTTCTGTCTTTTCTATTAGTTCAGAAACTTTTACGGCAGCAGGTCTTCCTTGAAATCTGTTTCTAATCTTGGATAGATACTTTCTCAGCAAATCTACCCTTATTGCGCAGTTTTGCGAGATCATGTACCTTTTATCTTTTGTCAGCGGCTTATATTTATCAATATTCTCTACAGGAAAAGTAGTAACAATTACTTCGTTACCTATAGTAATTACGTTATTTGCAAGGTATTTAATAAGATCGTCAACGCTGCTTTGTATTTCAATGGAGATATCTTTTCCGACGTTGTTGCTTATTTGATCGTTTTTTAAAAGATTTAAAGAGTTTAGGAAGAATTCTCT